AGCGCACGTGTCCGCGCGGGAAATTAAAACCAGGGGTGCCCATGCCGCGCGGTCGCAAGCCGAAACCCACCGCTCTGCACGCGCTGCACGGCGACCCGTCGCATCTGCGCGGCAAGGTCGCCACGCGGCAAAAAATGGAGCCGGCCGAACCCTCAACGCTCGAGCCGCCGGACGACTTCACCGCGGAGCAGCGCGCCGAGTGGGACGAGGCGATCGCGCACGCGCCGCCCGGGATCCTGCGCCGCATCGACGCCGGCGCGCTGCGCGTGTGGGTGATCGCCTCCGACCTGCACCGGCAGGCGCGGAAGGAACTCGCCATTGGTGGCCTGCTGGTCGAGGGCAAGCCATCGGGCTACCTGTCGATCCTCAACCGCCAGGCGGCCCTCATGCTGCGCGCAGCCGAGCAGCTTGGGTTCACGCCGGTGTCCCGACCCCGCCTCGCTAATGCTCCCATGCCGTTGCCCGACGCCGTGCCCATCCGCACCGCGCGCGCCGACATGGCGCTGGAAGAGTACCTGTCAGGACGACCCGGGATCCCCTCGCTGCATTGAACGATGGCCCGTCGGCGCGTCACCCTCCCACGGCGTCCGCAACGCTCGGTGGATCCGGTCAGTGCCTATGCCCACGACATCTGCACCGGGCGCATCCCCTCGTGCCGCTACGTGCGTCTGGCCTGCGAGCGGCACTTCGATGATCTGGCAAAGGGGACCAAGCGCGGCCTGGTCTTTAGCCCTGAGTGGGCGCGCTACGCGGTACGGTTCTTCAGCGACTATCTGCGCCACAGCAAGGCTGAGTGGCATGGCAAGCCGGTGGTGCTCGCGCCCTGGCAGGAGTTCGTGGTCGGCAGCGTCTACGGCTGGTATCGCCGCGACGGCACGCGCCGGTTCCGCTCGGTCTACGAGGAAGTGGCCCGCAAGAACGGCAAGAGCACCCTATCGGCCGGCATCGGCATCTTTGCCCTGGTGGCGGACCAGGAGCCGGGGGCCGAGGTCTACGCGGCGGCGACCAAGAAGGAACAGGCCCTCATCATCTTCGCCGAAGCGCAACGCATGGTGCGCGCCTCCCCCGACCTGCGCCGGAAGGTCGCGGTGTTCAAGGCCAACCTCTCGATCGACGGCACGGCGAGCAAGTTCGAGCCGCTGTCGTCGGATGAACGCACCCTCGATGGCCTGAACCCGCATTGCGTGCTGATCGACGAGCTGCACAAGCACCGCACCCGCGCCGTGCTCGATGTCCTCGACACCGCGATGGGCGCGCGGCGTCAGCCCTTGCTCTGGATCATCACCACGGCGGGCGACGACAACCCGGAATCGGTCTACGCCAAAGAGAACGGCTACGCGGTGCAGGTGCTCGAGCGCACCGTGCAGGACGACAGCTACCTGGCGCTGATCTACACGCTCGATCACGGCGATGCCTGGGACGATCCGAAAGTCTGGATCAAGGCGAACCCGAACCTCGGCGTCAGCGTCAAGCTGGACGACCTCAAGCGCCAGGCCTTGAAGGCGGCGCATAGCCCGCCGGCGCTGGTCGCGTTCAAGCGGCTGCGGTTGAACATCAGGACGTCGGACGCCTCGCGGGCGATCGACATGGACGTGTGGCGTCGGAATACCAAGGGTCCGTTTGATCCCGCGATGCTGCACGGCCGCGCGTTCTTCGGTGCGCTCGATCTGTCCTCGAAGATCGACCTTTCCGCATGGGTGAAGCTGTTCCCCCCGGTCGAGGACGGGGAACGCTGGCGCGTCGTCTGCCGCTTTTGGATGCCAGGGGACACGGTCGAGGAAAAGTCGGCCCGCGACCGGGTGCAGTATCAGCGCTGGATCACTGCCGGTCTGATCGAGGCGACGGTCGGCAACGTGATCGACCACAATGAGATCCAGGCGGCGGTGATCGAGGATTGTCGGCTGTTCGAGGCGGTGTCGATCGCCTTCGATCCCTGGAACGCGGCACAGCTCGCCGCCAGCCTCGCAGATCAGGCGTTGCCGGTGCACGAGTTCATCCAAGGCATCCGGAGCTACACGGCGCCGTGCAAGGAGCTCGAGGCGCGGCTGCTGGCTGAGCGCATCGAGCACGGCGGCAATGAAGTGCTGTCCTGGATGGCGAGCAACCTGATGGTGCAGACCGACAAGAACGACAACCGGATGCCCACCAAGAAGCACTCGATCGGGCGTATCGATGGTTTGACGGCGCTGATTATGGCCGTCGGCAGGTCAATGGTGGAGGACGAGCGGCCGTACGCTGACGGGCGCGACCTGCTGATCCTCGAATAGCCGGGAGACTGATCTATGGGCTTCTGGCAAAGGGTCGCAGATTTCGCCAATCGACGCGCCGCCGACGGCGATGGGAAGGATACCGACCGGCTGTTCGGCGAGTGGGACGGCTACGGTCCTTCGAGTTCCGGCATCGACGTCAACGGCATCAGCGCGATGCGCCATGTCGTGGTGATGGCCTGCGTGGCCATCCTCGCGGAGGACGTGGCGAAGATCCCGCTCGGCGTGTTTCGCCGCCTGCCGAACGGCGGCAAGGAGCCGGCGACCGATCACTATCTGCACCGCCTGCTTCGCGCGCCGAATGAATGGCAATCGGCGTTTGAATTCAAAGAAATGCTTCAGGCGTCGCTCGTCTTGCGGGGCAACGCCTATGCGGTGGCGGTCAGGAACGGCCGCGGTGTGCCGATCCGGCTGGTGCCGCTCTACCCCGATCGCGTCGGCATATGGGAAGCCCCTGACGGCTCGTGGTTCTACTGGGTCACGCGGAACGGGTTGCACGAGCTCGCGGTGCTTCGCGAGCAGCCGCTCATGATCCCCTCCGAGGATGTGCTGCATCTTCGCTGGATGCCGCAGTGGAATTCGCTCTACGGGTCCTCACGCCTGACGATGGTGCGCGAGTCGGTCGGCCTCTCGATGGGCCTCGAGGAACACCAGGCGCGTTTCGTCGGTCAGGGTGCGCGGACGGGCGGGATGCTGTCGACCGATCAGAAGCTCACCAAGGAGGCCCGCGTCATGCTCGAGACGCAGTGGCAAAAGAGCAAAGCCGGGCCGCGCAACTCCGGCACCACTGCTGTCCTCGAGCAGGGCGTCAAATGGCAACCGCTCGGCCTGACGATGGTCGACAGCCAGTTCATCGAGAGCCGCAACTTCCAGATCCGCGACATCGCCCGCGCCTTTGACGTACCGCCCTACAAGCTCGCCATCGAGGGCGAGAACGAGGGCCCGGCGATGGTGCAGATGGGCCAGCAGTATTTGAACGGCCCGATCTCGGGGTATTGCGAACGCTGGAAGGCGCGCTGCGAACTGTTCTTCGACCTCGACGGCGAGGATCTGTTCCTCGACTGGGACTACGGACATTTCCTCAAGGCCGATTTGCTGTCGCGTTTCACCGCCTACCGGCAGGCGATCGGGGGGCCGTGGATGTCGGTCAACGAAGGCCGGCGCGGCGAGGGCCTCTCTAATGTCGCACACGGCGACGACGTGCTGCAGGCAACCAACATGGCGCCGCTCGGCTGGATGCCACCAGAGAAGACGCCAGGGCCCGGCAGCGACCAGACCGGCAAACCGTCGCAGGGCGGTGACGGCGATCCGGAGCGCAATCCCGCCGACGACCCCGCGCCTGGCGTGTAACCCGAACAAGGAGACCGACATGGCCCAGCGTACCGGCAAAGCCGCGCCCGAGCTGACTGAGGACGAGCTGCACAACGTCGCGGTGAACTTCTACGCGCAGATGTCGCACGCCCGGAATGGCGACTATCAAGCCTTGGTGGCGGCCGTCCTGGCGGTCGGACAGGTGGTGCTGCCGCCGCTGCCAGTGGCGCCGGTCAACGTCGACGTGCCCTTCGTCGCGCAGGCCGGCGACACGCTCAGTTGCACGATGGGCAACTGGGAGGGCGAGCCGGATACCTACGCCTACCAGTGGCAGCTCGACGGCGTGAACGTCGGCACCGACGCAGCGACCCATACCGTCACGGTCGATGACGTCGGCAGGACCGCCACCTGCGTTGTCACCGCGACCAACCCGATCGGCGCTACGACGGCCCCGCCATCAAACGCCGTGGTCATCGCCGACCCCGCCCTTGGCGCCGAACGGGGCGCGCGCGGCGCGCACAGGAACCCGCCGCCGCCGGCGCGCCATGAGCCCGAGCACAAGCCGGGCTGACCCCGATGGGTCTGATCTTGCTGATCCTGCTGCTCGTGCTGCTGCTGGGCGGCGGCGGGTACTACTACGGCCCCCGCTATGGCTGGGGCCCCGGGTACTACGGCGGCAGCATCGGCCTCGTCGTGCTCATCATCGTGTTGCTGCTGGTGTTCGGCGCGCTGCCGTTACCGCACTGGCGCTGACGGCCAAGACCCCACGCGGTGAGGCCGGACGGTGACGCCCTCCGTCGAGGGATGGCGGGCCCTGACCTGCGACGGAGGACGATCACCATGGTGGACGTGCTCGAGATCATCTGCCTGTTCCTGCTCACGTGGTTCGCGGGGATGCCGCAGCCGATCTGGGTCGTGACGCTGATCCTCGAGGCGATCGCGCTGGTGCTGGTGGTCGAACCGCTGGCGTTCCGCCACGCCCCGCTCTGGTGAGGTCTCCATGAACCTGATCGGCATCGACGCCTTTCGCGCCGGGCTGCGCGCGCAGCGCGTGCCGGAGGGTGGTGTCTATCGCGTCAGCACCGCCAAGCCGCGGGCGTTCGAGGACGGCACGCGCAAGGTGCGCTTCGTGTTCTCCGACGGCTCGGTCGACCGCATGGGCGACACCATCGCCCCGGATGGCTGGCAAACGGACGACTTCATGGCGAACCCGGTGGCGCTCTGGGCGCATGACAGCAGCTCTCCGCCGATCGGCCGTGCCAGCAATCTCGGGGTCGAGGACGCACGGCTGATGGGCGACATCGAGTTCGTCGATGCCGCGATTTACGCCTTCGGCGACACCATATACCGCCTCGTCGTGGGCGGCTTCGTCAACGCCGTTTCGGTGGGCTTCCTGCCGATCGAATATAGTTTCGTGGAGAACGATCCGGACCGCGGCTGGGGCATCGACTTCAAGCGGCAGGAGCTGCTGGAAATCTCGGTCTGCCCGGTGCCGGCCAACGCCAACGCGCTTATCGCCGCGCGCCGCAAGGGCATCGACACGCGCCCGCTCGCCGAGTGGGCCGAGCGCACACTCGACGCCGCCGGCGTCGCGTCCCGCCGCGTACTGATCCCCCGCAAGGAACTTGAAGCCCTCCGCAAAGCAGCAAAGGAGCCGCCTATGGCACGTCGCCCTGGCACGCGCCGTCGTGCCGATGATGATCCCGAGGACAAGCCGGACGACAGCGAGGACAAGGCGCCTGGTGGGGCGACCTGCGGGCGCAAGGCGGCTGACGAATGCGGGCTGAAAGACAGCACCGAGTGCGCCATCCACGGCAAGGGCACCAAGCAGGACGACGATGACGACGAGAACGAGAAACGGCTGCGCCGCCTCGAACGCAACGTGCAGCGCCTGCTGGAACTCGCCACGGTCGCCGGCGTCACGCTGCGCGAGGTCGGGGACGATCCCGAGGACGAGCTGCCAACCGAGCACCACGACGCGGTGCGGATGGCACACAAGCACATCAAGTCGGCCCATGCGTTCGGCAAGGCTGAGACCGAATGCACGCGCAAGGCGATCGGGCTGCTGTCCGACGTCGTGGAATCGCTCGACGGCAGCGCCGAGGACCCGGACGGGGATCCCGACGATCCGGCCGAGCCGGAGGAACGCGCAAAGCAACTGCAACGCGCCGCTGCGTTGGCACGCCGGCTCCGCGCCGCCTGACCGCACGTGCCTGCCCCGGCTGGCCCTTTGGCAAGGCCGCTTCCCTGAAATTAGGAGTCGACCATGAGCACACTCGCTGCGCTCCGCCAGGCCCTGGGCACGGCGGTGGACGAACTGCCGGCGCTGGCTGGCACAAGGGACTTTGCGACCAAGGAACGCGAGATCGCCGACATCGAGCGCAAGATCGCCGACATGGAGAAGGTCCAGGCGCGGCAGGCCAAGTTGGCCCGCCCGGCGCTGCGTGGGGGCAACGACGACCTCGGCCTCGAGGACATCAACCCGATGCAGCGCTCGCTCTCGCAGATCCGCGGCATGGATCCACGGCCCGGCAAGCTGCGCGGCTTCGACGACTACCTCGGCCTGGCGCGCAAGGGCCTGGAATTCACCCCGCGCGCGGATACGCATTTCCGCGGCTTCGGTGAGCAGCTGCAGGCGATCTTCCGGCACTACTCGAGCAAGGGCAGCGACACCGACGGGCGCCTCGTCCGGGCCCCTACCGGGGCGGCCGAGGTCGATCCAACCGGCGGCGGGTTCCTGGTACAGGTGGATTTCGCCGCGTCGATCTTCATGCTCGCGCACGACCTCGGGAAGATCATCGGCGAGGTCAACAAAATCCCGATCAGCGCCAACGCCAACGGACTGAAAATCCCTGGCGTAGACGAGACCAGCCGCGCCACCGGCTCGCGCTGGGGGGGCGTCTCAAGCGCCTGGGTTGGCGAAGGCACTGCGGTCACGCCGTCGCGGCCGAAGTTCCGCCTTGTGGAATTCGACCTCAAGAAGATGATGTCGGTGATGTACGTGACCGACGAGCTGCTGCAGGACCAGGCGGCGCTGACCTCGGTGGCCAGCCAGGCGTTCTCGGAAGAAATCATGTGGATGACCGAGGACGCGATCTTCGAGGGCTCCGGCAACGGAATGCCGCTCGGCGTGATGAACTCCGGGGCGAAGATCGCGGTGCCCAAGGAGTCGGGCCAGGCGAGCGGCACGCTGACCGCCAACAACGTGACCGCGATGTGGGCGCGGCTCTGGGCGCGCAGCATGAACAACGCGAAGTGGTACGTGCAGCAAGACGCCCTGCCGCAGCTCATCAGCATGGGGATCGGCGTCAGCACCGCCGGCGGTCAGTTGGTCTACATGCCCCCTGGCGGGTTGTCGCAGACGCCCTATGCGACGCTGCTCGGCCGCGAGGTCGTGTTCACCGAGTACGCCTCGGCATTGTCGACCGAGGGTGACGTGCTGCTGGCCGATTTCTCGCAATACACGCTGGTTGACAAGAACGGCGTGCAAGCCGCGAACTCGATGCACGTCGCGTTCCTGACCGACGAGATGGTGTTCCGCATTACCTATCGGGTCGATGGCCGGCCGATGTGGTACGTGCCGATCACCCCGGCGAAGGGTCTGACCAAATCGCCGTTCATCACCCTCGCCACCCGCTAATCCCGCTTCGGCCGTCCGGTCGTTTCCTCTCACGGTCGGGGGCATCGGCACGGTGTTCCTTCCGCCGCGCCGTTCGCATCAGTGACGCGATCCCCCATCGCGCCGCTCGTTCCTCATCGCCGCGCTGGGGGGCGGCAGGAGCACCACCATGGCCCGTCAATTCTCCCTCGTCGCACAGATCCCGCCGATCGAGCTGCTGCCCCCGGCCGCCGACGCCGCCGGCCGCACGAGCCCGTTCCGCAACCTGCGCAACGCCATGAAGGCGTACGTCGAGATCCACATGGCGCAGGGCGCGGCGAACACCGTCGCGCTATCTTTGCTGCAAGCCACCAACGTCGCTGGTGCCGGCAGCAAGCCGGTGGGCGCCACGCCGATCTGGAGCAACCTCAACACCACCGCCTCCGATGCCCTGGTCTCGCGCCCGCCGGCGGCGAGCTACACCACGGACGCCGGCATCTTCGGCAAGATCGTCATCTTCGAAATCACCTGCGAGTCGTGCATGGACCTGGCCGGCGGGTATGACTGCATCGCGCTGACCACCGGGGCAAGTGCCGCCGGCAACATCACGTCAGCACGTCTGCACATCCTCGGCGCGTTCCAGGGCGCCGTGCTTCCGAATAGCTACGTTGACATCTAACCCGCCCAAGCAGGGCCGCCTCAAAAGGGCGGCCCGCTACCTCGACCGGATGATGCGGCCCGGGCGCTATCCGGCAAAGGGGCAGACGCATGGCAAGCAACCTGACCGTGACAGTGCCCCCGATAAGCGAGCCGGTGACGCTGGATCAGGTGCGCCGCCACTGCCGCATCGACCACACAAGCGATGACGACCTGCTGACCGGATACGCCATCACCGCCCGCACAATGGCCGAGCGGTATCTGTCGCGCTGCCTGTTGACCCAAACGCTGCACTACACCGAATTGCCCGAGCCGAAGCTGCGGCCGGGGCGTCACTTCTTCCACAACCCGCTGGAGCTGCCACGCGCGCCTGTGCAGTCGATCGTATCGCTTACCATCACTGACGAGCGCGGCAATGTCTCCACCGTGCCGCCGGCCACGCTGCCCTACGTGCCGCCGCCGTTCACCGGCTATATCGGCAGCCTCGGCGTGCTGCCGCCCCGGCTGCGCGTCGGATTGGATACTGTGCTGGCCGACGGGCGCAGCGTGCGCAACGCGCAACTCGACACCATCGAGGTCATATTCGTGGCCGGCTACGGCGACGACCCGAGCACGGTGCCGAGCAACATTTTGCAGGCAGTTCTGATGCTGTCGGCATGGCTCTACGAGAGCCGCGGCGATGTCGCCGCCGATCTGCCGGCGGCGGTGCAATGGCTTCTGGACCCTGACCGGCTGATGTGGGTCTGAATGCCGGACACCAACCCTGCAATCGGCACGCTGCGCTGGCCGGTGACGGTGGCCCAGCGTGGACAGGCCGCCGACCCGGTCACTATGGGCATCGTCGAGACGTTCCGCGACATCCTCGAAGTGCGCGCCGATATCCAGCCAGTCGGCAGCTTGACCTTCTATGCTGGGATGCAGGTCGATGTGCGCGCCACGCATATCGTCACGCTGCGCTTCCTCGACTGGATCGACACCACGCATGTCGTGTTCCGCCGCTCGCTGCGGCCGGACCAGACGGTGCGCGAGGAAATGTTCCGCATCCACCGCATCCGCGAGATCGAGGGCCGCAAACGCTTCGTGGCGCTCGACTGCGAGTTGGAGAAACGCGCCGATGGCTGACCTGTTCTCCGTGTCCGTCAGCGTGCCGCCGGAAATGCAGCTATCGGTCGGGCGCAAGAAGCTGGGACAGGTGCTGCGCGCTGCCGGAGCCGAGGTCGCCGCGCGCGCCCGCGCATTGATCCGCGCCCGCCGCATTGGCGGCAAGAAGAAGCACGTCTCGACGCCGGGGATGCCGCCGGTCAGCCGCACCGGCGTGCTCGCGTCCTCGATCAAGGTGCGCCTCGCGCGCAACAGCCGCACCGTCTCCATCATCGACGCGGCCGCGGCGAAAAACGCCGGCTTCTACGCGCTATTCCTCGAGAAGGGCGCACGCGGCGGCGGCGGCAACGTCAAGGGCAACACCCACGTAACCAAAAGCGGCACGCGGCGGATGAACAAGAGCGCGGTCAACAAGACCCGTGTCCTGCTGCCGCACCCGTTCCTGTCGCGCGCGCTTGAGGAAGTCAGCGCCGCCGGGCTCAACCAGCGCATCGGCGCCGCGCTGATCGCCGACATCAAGTTCAGCCGCGCCGCGCGTGGTGCGCTGCCGAAGTGAACCTCGACCTCGTCATCGCCCAGTGCCGGCAATACTGCGCCCCGTTGCAGGGCCGCGTCGGCGGTGCCGCCGACTTCGACATCGGCACTGAGCACATCGTTGCCTTCACCGACAGCAAGGGCGCGCTCGTGTATCCCTCCGCCGTGGTGATGCCGCTCGATGACGAGGCGACCGACCTCGACCCGATGGCGGGCCCGGCGGTCAATCAGATGGTGACCGAGCGCGTCGGGGTGATTGTCGAGTTCGATGCCACCGCCGACCGGCGCGGCCAAGGCGGTGTGGATCAGGTCCAGGCGATGAAATACGCGCTGCACGGCGCGTTGCTGAACTGGAACCCCGATCCGGCCCATAGCACCAACGGCCTGCGCTATGGCGGCGGTGCGCTTCTCGCCTTCGACCGCGCGCGGCTGTTCTGGCGCTACGAATACGTGCTCGCGGTGCAGCTTACCGATGGCGACGGGTATTCGATCTTCGGCGACCCGCTGATCGAGATCGTCAGCACGTTCAACACCCTCGATCCACCGATCGTGTTCACCGCGTCAGCCACCGACGTCCAGCCGCTGCGCTCGCGGCCTTGGTGGATGCCCTGGCGGCGATAGCGCCGCAGCAACGGAGACCCCGCATGTTCGTCAAGCCCGCCGAGAACCCGGACGCTCCGGGCGAATGCCTCATCGTGCGCGATCCAATGGATCCGCGTCGCGTGTTGCCGGCCGAGGGGGCCGAGGTCCCCGAGACGCAATACTGGTACGCGCGGCTGCGCGACGGCGACATCGAACTGGCCGATGCGCCGGACCCGGAATTGCCAGAAGCGACGGCGAAGCCCGCCAGGGAGGCATAAGCGATGTCCGCCACTCTCGCATTCCGTTACTTCCCGGCGCAGACGTGGCGCCCGAGCGGCGTCTATGTCGAGTTCGATCCGTCGCAGGCAAACACGGCAATCCAACCGCTGCGGGCGCTGGTGATCGGCCAGAAGCTCACTGCCGGCACCGGCATCGTCGACACGCCGGTGCTCGCCTACAGCCAAGAGCAGGTCAATGCGCTCGCCGGCGTCAATTCCATGCTGGCGAACATGTACGCTGCCTACCGCGCGCAGGACCCGTTCGGCGAATGCTGGGTGCTGCCGGTGGCGGACGCCGGCGCAGGCACGGCAGGCACCGGCAGCATTGCCGTCACCGGCCCGGCAACCGGCGTCGGCACGATCGTGCTTTATGTCGGCGGCGTGGCGGTCCCGGTCGCGGTGAACAACGGCGACGCCTCGACAGTGATCGCGACCAACATAGCGGCAGCGATCAATGCCAGCGGGATGCCTATGCCGGTCAGCGCGACGGCTGCGACCAGCACTGTCACCCTGACCTGCGACCACAAGGGTATCGCTGCCAGCGACATCGACCTGCGCGTGAACTACTACGGCGCGCGGAACGGCGAAGTGCTGCCCCCTGGTGTCGCGGTGACCATCACGGCGATTACGGCCGGCACGACCAATCCGACACTCACTGCCGGGCTCGCCAACTGCGGCGAGACGCCGTTCGATTTTATCGCCTGTCCCTACACCGATGCGGCCAGCCTGACGGCAATCGAGGCATTCCTATCCGATCAGTCGGGCCGGTGGTCGGCGATCGAAATGCTCTACGGACATTGCTTCACAGCTTTCCGTGGCACCGTCGCGTCGCGCAGCACGTTCGGCAACGGGCGCAATTCGCAGCACGTCTCGTGCCTCGGCTTCTTCGACAGCCCGACGCCGGCATGGCTCGAGGCTGCGGACTTTGCCGGGAGCCACGCCATCCGCATCCGCGTCAACCCGGCGATGGGGGTGACCGACCAGGCGCTCAACCTGCTCGCTCCGCCGGTCGCCTCGCGCGATACGCCGGCCAACCGCAACGTGCTGCTCTACGATGGCATCTCGACGTTCTTCGTCGACGCCGCCGGTCAGTCGCGCATCGACCGCTCGATCACCATGTGGCAGACCAACCCGAGCGGGCAGATCGACGACAGCTACCTGCAAACCAACCTGATGTTCCAGGCGGCTTACTCGGCGCGCTACATCAAGAGCCAGCTAACCTCGATGTATATCGCTGCCGGCAAGATCCTGGTCGAGGACGGCACCCCCATCCCGCCCGGTGCGCCGGCGACGACGCCCTCGACGATCTTCCAGAGCACGGTCGCCATCTACGCTTATCTCGCCTCGGTGTTCGTGGTGCAGGACGTGGCGACGTTTGCCAAGCAGGGCTACGCGCGGAAGGGGCAGAAAGGGCAGGTGTTGCTGTACCTGCCGATTAACTTCAGCGATCAGCTCATCCAAATCGCGGCCCTGATTCAGTTCCGCCAAACCACCTAGCGGCGGCTCCCCGGATGCACTGAGCGACCCGGCCGCTGCATCCGGTCGCGCGCCTTCGCGCGCACTCGCCGGCCCCCTGAAAACCAGCGAGGCAAGACATGAGCGGCACACTTGCGCCCTCGACGCCGACCAATCGTCGGCTCGCGGGCATTACGTCGTTCTCGGTGAACGGCAGCAACTTCAATGTCACCGAGTTCAGTTGGGACCCCGGACCGGTCGAGCGCGAGACCATGACGTCGCTCTCCGGCGTGGACGGCTACCGCGAATTGCCGGTGGCCGCCTACATCGCCGGCAAGTTCCGCGACGCGCAGAGCGTCAACGTTTCGGGCTTCGTGGGGTTAACCGACGCCACGGTTGTGGTTCAGTTGGCGAATGGCAAGCAGGTCGTGGGCCATAATCTCTGGTACATCGCGCGGCCAGCAGTGTCCGGCGCCGACGCCACCTTCGACTTCCGCTTCGAGGGCGCACAGGGCACTGTGCAAGAGCTTGGTGTCGGATGAGCTATAGCAACGGTGAATGGCACGCGCCGCCTGAGCCTGTCACCTGGGAGCTTGCGGCGCCGCTCGCGTTCGGCTCCGCCACCTACCCGACCGTCACGCTGCGTGCGCCGACCGCCGGGGACGTGCTCAAAGCGACGGCCGTTCGTGGGTCCGGTGGCATGGAGGTCACGCTGCGGCTGATCTCCACCATCAGCAGCGAACACGTGCCGTACGAAGCGCTGCTCAACTTGCCGGCGTGGCTAGTCGACCAGATGGGCCAGTACCTCGACTCCTTCACCGGAGCGCCGCCGCCGCTCCCTTTGCGGAGACCGGCCGCGTTGCCGGCGTAGTTCGCCTGCCCGATGTGATCTGGGGCGGCGCGCAAATCCTGCCGTCGCTCGGCGAGTCGGACGAACTGCGCATCGGCCTCGCCATCACCGGGCGCTTCTATGGTGACGGGCTCGCCTGGGCGATGTCGCTGCCGCTGCACGAACTGCGGCGCTGGAACCGGCTCATGCGGGGCGTCCACGACGCTGAACGGGGGCGCTGATGTCGGGCAGCAGCGGCGGCTTCTCCGTCACAATTACCGCCAAAGATGGCGCGTCAAAAACGATCGACGACATCAACAAGCGCCTCGACGCGATGGCCAAGAAGATGGCCGCCACGTCGGCGCAGGGTGCCAAGGTCGGCGCGGACACGTCGGGCCTGACGCGGCTCACCGAAGGCTTCAAGACCGCCGCCACCAGTTCCGCTGATCTCTACCGCTCGCTCGACAAGGTCGTGCCAGCGATGTCGGCGCTGACCAGCGCCACGACGCTCGCCGGCATGGCGGCGCTGACCCGGCGCTTCGCCGAGTTGGGGCAGAGCACCGCCAACGTCGCTTACCAACTCAGCACGCCGGTCGAAAAGCTCGGCGCGATGCGGGGCGCGGTGCGCCTTGTCGGGGTCAGTACCGCCGCCCTCGAAAGCTCGATGGCGGGGCTGCAAAAGACCATGGGCGACGCTGCGTGGCAGCGCAGCGGAGCGGCAGTCCAGGCGTTCAAGCAGATCAACGTCGATCCCGGCGCTCCCGGTCGGATGCGCCAGATCAGCGATGTCCTGGGCGACGTGGCCGAGGCGATCAAGGGCATGGACGCCCAAACGCAGGCGCGCACGCTTGAGTCGCTCGGCATCAGCCCTGAGATGCTGCCGGCGCTGAAGAACGGCCGGCAGGCGTTCTTGGACCTGCAGAAGGAGGCCGAGAAGACCGGCGGCGTGATGTCGAAGGACATGGTCAAGCACGCCGAGGATATGAACCATGCCTGGGTCAATCTGACCGAGACGATCGAGGGCGTCGGCAATCGGCTGGTGGATCACTACGCGCCGAAGGTCACCGAGATCCTAAAGCGCACTTCAACGTGGATACAGAACAACCAAGACCTCGCCGACAGTATCGCCAAGATCGGCATCGCGGTCACCGGGCTGGTGGCGATCAAGCCAGCGCTCTGGGTGCTGCGCCTGCTCGGTCTGGCAAACCCGGTGACGGGAGCCATAGTGGGAACCGCCGCAGGGGCAGCCGCAGCCTACGAGACGGGAGTCAAGGGCGCCCGTGCTGCCGACCTCGGCTTCGAGCCGTCCGGCACGCCGGGCTCGATGGACGAGTCCGGCAACGTGTTCTTGTGGACCAATCCGAAGACGGGCGAGACGCTGACCGCCGCCGAGATGGACAAGCGCCTCGAGGAACAGAAAGAGCGGATCGACAAGATCGAGAGGGAGCGCCAGGGGACACCTGGGCCGCAGTCGAGCAATGCCGCCCCTGGCACGCGACAGCTTGCCTCCAACAGTTGGTGGATGCCGCAGATGAGCGGCGAGGCCGGCCCTGGTGGTCGCACCTACCAGCAATGGGACCCGTCGCAATGGTATCATCCCGCCGGCAGCGGCGCGGCGGGCAGCGGCAGCGGCAGCGGCGTGACTGGCACGGTGACGAGCGAGGGCGTGCGCGGCTACCTGCAACAGGCGATGAACGAGCAAGGGATCATGGACCCGGAGATGCGCGCTGGCATCGCCGCCACCGCGTACGGCGAAAGCGGATTTCAGCCGCGCTCTGAAATGGGCTACGGCGGCAGCGCGCAAAAGCGCGGCGCGGGCTACATACGCAATATCTTCGGCGCGCGTCTCGACGACATGAGCGACAATGCTGTGGTGTCGCTGGCGCAGAACGACGAGGCGTTCTTCAACAAGGTCTACGGTGGCGCGTGGGGCAAACGCAACCTTGGCAACACTGCCGAGGGTGAGGGCTACAAGTTCCGTGGTCGAGGCCTGTTCCAGCTAACCGGAAAGGGAAATTACGAAAAATACGGCAAGATGCTCGGCATTGATCTGGTCAACAATCCAGACCTCGCCAACGACCCGGAGATCGCCGCCAAGATCGCTGCCGTCTACATCAAGGACCGCTATGCAGGCGGCGGCTTCGAGGGCGTAAAGCGCGCGGTCGGCAGATCTGTCGGCGGCGTCGATATGGTCAAGAACCGCGCCTTCGACGAATACCGGCAGAGCGGCGAGTTCGCCTTCCACCCCGCGACGGACAAAGCGGTCGCGGCGAAGGACGGCGGCGAACAGAACGGCCATGTGCGGGTGGATGTGCACCTGCGCGGCGCGCCGCCGGGCACGTCGGCCCAGGTCGACACCAAGGGCGCCGTGCGCGCCGCCCCGCCACGCATCGAAACCGCCATGACAGCCGGGGTCGCCTGAAGATGTCGGGCTTCCAGAACATCACTGGCTTCGCGCCGCCGACCAGCTTCGGCGGCTTCATGTCGCTGCTGCAGAACGCCCTCTGGAGAGGGGTCCCGTTTCATGTAACTGGCGCCGTCACGCGCAAGGGCCGCAAGCAGGCGGTGCACAACTACGCCTTCCGTGACGGGGTCTGGGTCGAGGACATGGGGCGCGCACCACGCCAGTTCTCGTTCTCCGGTTACCTGATCGGCGACCTCGCCCCGGCCATGCAGCTTGCCCTCGACGCCGCGTGCGAGGCGCGCGGGCCGGGGATGCTCATTCATCCGACGCTCGGTGCGCTGCGCTGCTCGCTGATATCCTGCGCCACGTCGGTGCGGCGCGACGCGATGCGCGTCATCGAAGTCCAGTTTGAATTCATGGAGGCCGGCGAGCAGATATTCCCGGTCGCGCTGATCGGCGCGGCGGTGGGCGTGCTCGCATCAGTCGCATCGGCGCTGATCGGCGTCGGCTCGTCACTCGGTGGCGTCGCCGCCGCATCGCACGCCAGCGCCTCCACCATCGGCGCGGGCAAGGCCGCCGGCACCGCGTTCGCTAATGCCGCGCTGGGCTACGCCAGCGACCCGGCCATGCTGGTCGCCATGCCGATCGGCATGGTCGCCGCCGATGGGTTCTCCCTCGGCCGCTACAACGTCGGCAACGCCACCGTACGCCAGGCGGACAGCGTGACTGTGCCTGCGCTGCAAGCCGACATCGCCGTGGAGCGCGATCAGGTGGCGCAGCTTGGCGACGCGGCCGTGGTGGCGATCGGCGGCACCACGCAAGCGTCGGCGCAGGACGTGATCGACGCGCTCGATGCGATGACCGACACCATGCGCCAGTTGATGACCGACCCGGCCGATCAGACGCGCGTGCTGCTGATCCTTGCCGGGTTCACCTACGTCATTCCCAACACCGGCTCCTATATCGGTGCCGACATTGCAGGCGTCGGCAACGCCGTCGTGGCCGCCTGTCGCCGCGTGGCGCTCGCCAACCTGGCCCGCGCCTCGGCCAGCTATCAGCCGCACAGCTATGACGACGCGGCGGCGCAGCGGAAGCTGATCGCCGCTGCGTTCGACACCGAGATCACCCTGGCCGGAGATGCCGGCGATGACGACGCCTACACCGCGCTGAAGGACCTCCGCTCTGGCGTGGTCGCTGACCTGACACGGCGTGGCGCGTCGCTGCCGCCAGTTGCCACTGTCGCATTCCGCACGTCGCTGCCGGCGCTGACGCTGGCGCAGATGCTCTACCGCGACGCCTCGCGGTCGGACGAACTCATCGGCGAGGCCGCGGTGCCGCATCCCGCGTTCATGCCGCTGAGCTTCAAGGCGCTGGCCGCATGAGCGATGTCCTTAGCTCGGTCACGTCGTTCCTCGGCTGGGGGCAGGCCGCCGACCCGAAGGACGAGGTCTCGATAGAAATCGGCGCGAACAAGCTGGTCGGCTGGGAAGGGGTTAGCATCACGCGCAGCGCGGAGTCGTTGCCCAACGCCTTCTCGCTCGCTGCCGCCGAGGCCTATCCCGACGACGCCAAGCGTATGATCGCCGAGCCGGGCAAGGGCGTGGTCAAGGTGAAGATCGGCACCGATCTGGTGGTGACCGGCTTCGTCGACCGCTACGATGTCCGCACCGCGGTAACCAGCCACGAGGTCGCCATCACCGGGCGTGGCCTGTGCTGCGATCTGGTCGACTGCTCGGCCGACCTGCTCGACATGGGCCTCATCGGCGCGTTCTTGAGCGCGACCGACATGCTCGATCTGGCGACCAAGCTGTGCGCGCCGTTCAAGCTGAAGGCGCGGCTGGTCGGCTCGGACAAAGGCCGGTCGATCCCAGGCTTCCAGATCGCATTAGGCGAGACCTCCTACGAAATCATTGAGCGCGCCGCGCGTTACTCCGGGTTCCTGATCTACGAGGACGCCGAAGGCACGTTGGTGATCGACCGCGTCGGCACAAAGGAGATGGGCAGCGGCTTCACCGAGCCGGGCAACATCGAGGCCGCCGCCTCGTCGCTCTCCATCGACCAGCGGTACAGCGTTTACACCGTCGTGTGGAACACTGTCGCGCAGTACGCCGACATCAACCCGACCGGCAACCAGCGCGTGACCGTCAAGGACGACACGATGCCGCGCAAGCGCCCGCGCATCATCGTCTCCGAGCAGGTGACGCCGGATTTCGACATCGGCAAGGAGCGGGCGAACTGGGAGATGGCGCGCCGCATCGGCCGCAGCCAGGCCATGCAGATAACGTGCGATAGCTGGCGCGACAGCAAGGGCGAGCTGTGGCAGCCGAACCGCCTGGCGACCATCAAAGCGCCCGCGCACAAGCTGGGCGAGGTCAAGTGGATCATCGGCAGCGTCACCTACCGCAAGGACCAGTCCGGCACCCACGCCGATCTGCTGCTCATGCCGCCCGATGCGTTCAAGCCCGAGCCCTCGCCGCTGCAACTGTGGGATCGCCAGATCATGGAGGGCGTGCAGCAGTCGCAGACGCCGAAGCCGCCGAGCCCGCAAGATGCCCCGGCACCGAACGCCGAGACGATGGGTGCGCCGGAAAGCAACTTTAAGCCGTCTGAGCCACCTGAGCCCCCGGGCACAGTGTCCTGATGTCAGGCTCGCTCGAGGTCCGTGTGGCGGCGCTGGAACGCCATATCGAGCGGCTTGAGCGGCGCTTGCGCGGTGGCGTCAGTTTCGCGCGCACTACCATGCCGCCGGTCGACACCGGCACCGTGCAGACCGTGCAGTCTCGCCTCGATGCGCTGTCTGTCCGCAACGACCTGCCGATCCTGTTCCACTACGGGTTTTCCTCGGCGATGCCGGTCGGCGGCGACAAGCTGGTAATGCACGGCTACGGCGAGCGGTCCTCTGCCATCGCGGTCGCCACCGGTCATCAACAGTACCGCTACAAGGGGTTGCAGACCGGCGAGGTCGTCTTGCACGACAATGGCGGCAGCGTCGTGAAACTCGCGGTCGGCGGCAACATCACCGTCACGTCCACGAACTCAGTGACCGTCATCTCGCCGACAGTGTTTTTCAAGGCCGCGAGCGGCGGCAACACCAACGTGGCGATCGTCGGCAACCTTGGCATCAGCGGCACTCTCGATGTCAGCGGCAACATCACAGGCAGCAGCGAGATCACCGGCAGGCACGGCACTCCGGGCTCCGTAAGCCTCACACAGCATCGCCACGGCACCGGCACCGCCGTCGCTGGCACCTCTGTTCCGACGCCGGGGACCTGAGATGGACATCTCGCTTCTGTGGGACGCGCCGAACGCGCGCGGCGACTTCGCCATGTCCGGCGCCGGGTTGGCGATCGGCAACGACCTCGAGAGCGCCATCCTCATCAGCCTGTTCACCGATCAGGTTTCGGACCCTGCTGACATCCTGCCGCCGGACGAGCAGCGCGATCCGCGCGGCTGGTGGGCCGACACCTATGAGCAGGACCAGATCGGCAGCCGGCTGTGGCAGGCGTTCTGGCGGATCAGGAATCAGGACACGCTGAACTGGGCGCGCGACACGGCGACACGCGCGCTGCAATGGCTGATCGACGATGGCGTGGCGAGCGCGGTCGATGTCGTGCCGCAGTTCTACGGCAGCGGCGGGCTGGCCTTGCGCATCGCCGTCACCCGCGCGTCCGGCGTGTCGGTTTACGAGTTTGCCTGGGACCAGCTTGCTGCCCCGTAGCCTGCGCGCCGCAGCACTCCTGACACTGCGCGTAACATAGCAGCCGGGGACGCCGGGACGCTGTACAGCGCGCTGGCAGCGCTGTGGCGGGGCACGTACAGCGTGGGGGAGCGGCATTGCCATTTAGCAGACCCACGCTGACCACGCTGCGCACGCAGGCGATGCAGGACATCACGGCGTCGGACCTGCCCGGCGCCGATGGTCTGCTGCGCCGCTCCGCGCTGCGCGTGCTGGCCTGGGTGCAAGCGGGCCTAGCGCACCTGCACTACGGCTTCCTCGACTGGATTTCGCGGATGGCGGTCCCCTTCACCGCCGAGGCCGAATTCCTCGAAGCCTGGGCGGCGCTGAAGGGGGTCACCCGCAAGGCGCCGACCAAGACCACCGGCACCGCGACCTTCGCCGGCACCAACGGGGTGGTGATCCCTGCCGCGACCGCGGTGAACCGCAGTGACAACGTGGGCTTCGTCACCGGCCCCGCCGTGACCATCGCCAGCGGCAGCGCCGTCGTGAGCCTGACCGCGACGACCGCCGGCAGCGCCGGCAACTTCGACGCCGGGACCACGTTCACCCTGGCCGTCGCCATCGCCGGGGTCTCACCAGTCTCCACATCGTCCGCCCAGGTCACCGCTGGCACCGACCTCGAAACCGACGACAGCCTGCGCACGCGGATGCTGCAGGTCTACGCGGCGCCTCCGCAGGGCGGCGACCGGATGGACTACATCGAATGGGCGCTCGCCGTGCCCGCCGTCACCCGCGCCTGGATCGCACCGATGCTGATGGGCCCCGGCTCGGTGTCGGTCTACGTGATGATGGACGTTGCCAACGCCAGCCATCAGGGGTTTCCCCAAGGGACCAATGGCGTGTCAACCGGCGACCCGCGCGCGGCCCCGGCGACCGGCGATCAGCTAACCGTCGCCAACGCCATCCTGCCGGTGCAGCCGGTCACCGCGCTGGTCTATGTCAACGCGCCGATAGCCTTCCCGGTGAACGTCACCGTCGCCGATCTTGGCGCCAACAACACCGCTGCCATGCAGTCCTCGATCACCGCTGCCCTGGTGGATATGTTCCTGCGGCTCGGTCAGGTCGGCGGCACCGTCGATCCGACGCTCGGCACGCCCTGGCCGCCGCTTGAGCCGTCCGACTTCTACACGGCACTCGCCGCCATACCCGGCCTCGCCGACTTCGACATCAACGCGCCGGTCGATGCCGTCACATCGCCGCCCGGCAACCTGCCGGTGCTCGGCACCGTGACGTTCGTCACCTGATGCCCGCGCCGCATTACTCGGACCATGACTACCACGCAGCGTTGGCGGCGCTCGCGCCGCGAGGTCGCGCATGGCCGCGCGAACCCGATAGCGTGTTCTCGAAGACGCTCGCCGCACTGGCGCCGACCTACACGCGCAGCGGCGGCCGCGCCGGCACGCTGCTGGTGGACGCCTTCCCGGTCGCGCCGGTCGAATTGCTGCCGGAGTGGGAAGCCACACTCGGGTTGCCGGATCCGTGCACCGGCCCGCTGCCGACCATCCAGCAGCGGCAGGAACAGGTCGCAGCGCGCTTCGCCGCCGGCGGTGGTCAGAGCATCGCCTTCTACGTCAAGTATGCCGCCTCGCTCGGCTACCCGATAACGATTACGCAGTTCACGCCTTCATATTTCGGCACGGGGTTCGGCCAGCCGTTTCATGGCGAGGAATGGGCGCACACGTGGCAGGTCAATGCGCCGACCTTCTCACTGCAACAGTTCGAGTTCGGCCGCAACGCGCTCGGTGAGCCGTTCCAGTACTGGGCCAACACCGTCCTGCAATGCGAACTGCAACGCCTCGCCCCGGCGCACACCTTCCTGATCTTCTCCTACTCCTGAGAGGGGCGCCATGAACCGGCTCCGCGCTGCGAACACCGTGCCGTTTGCCAATCGAGACATCGCGCCGGTCAGCGGCACGCCGCAATACGCCACCAACGGCATTCCGGGGAGTGTCGCGCCCACCATCTGGCCGGCCTACGCCTACAACCAAATTCAGGACGAGCTTATGGCGGTGATCACCGCCTCCGGCCTGACGCCGGACGACACCGACTGGGGTCAGCTTTTGAAGGCGCTCAACCGGTTGTTTGTCCCGCGCATTCAGGTCACGTCTGACATGATCATCTACGTTGCCACGTCCGGCAACGATCTCAATAACGGGTTGTCACCGGGGCCGGGCGGCGCGCTCTTGACCATCGCGGCGGCGATCAATGTCATTTACACGCAGTACGACTGGCGCGGCCACAACTGCACCATCCAGCTTGCTGACGGGACCTACAACTACAACGTGGCCGGCGGGTTTCTCGCGGTGTTTCCCGGGATGCCGTTCGGTATGCTGCCGTTCGGCTTGACCCTGCAAGGCAATCCGACAAACCCCCAGAACGTCATAATTTCCGCCACCAATGCCAATGGCATCGGGGTGGACCGGGCGTTCATGTATCTCAACGGCTTCACCATCCGCGCGACCGGCGGATCGTGGACGATCACCCAAATCCAGGGGCTTGGTCTCAATGCGACCCGGGGCGGGTGGGCGCAATGTAGCAACATGAGGTTCGACAATACCTCGGGGATGTTCAGCGTGCGCTCTGACTGGAATGGCGTCGTCGTCCTGAACGGCACCAATAACGCCATCACCGGCTCCGGCGTGTATGGCATCTGCGCCGGGCCATTCGGCACGATCTACGTGACCGGCTCGACCCTCACCGTCACCGGCTGGGCGGCGAGCACCGCACTCTGGTATGCGGATCAAGGGCGCATTGAAGCGGCCAGCGTGACGTTCGTAGGGACGGCCACCGGCACGCGCTATCTCGCCGGATACAACAGCATCATCAACACGTCCGGCGGTGGTGCGAACTATTTCCCCGGCACCGTCGCAGGGGTCACCACAACCGGCGGCCAGTACGTCTAAGGGAGGCCGTCATGCTGCTATTCAATGCGATCGACTGGTACTGGATCGTCGGCGGTAGCGGTCCGCATCTGGACGGCAACGGCGACTTCACCGGCGACGAGACACGGCGCTTTGCGTCCGGTCGCAACCAGTACGTGCCCGCCGAGGACACCACCTACGTCGCATGGCGCGACGCGGCGGTCGTGATGGTCGGCTACGATCCGACCACGCGCATCGACACCGAGGCAAACCTGACGCTGGTGCTTGAGCCCTACGGCATCACACCGGATTTCGGCGCCTGATCCCATGTCCGAGCAGGACGTGCCGCCGCCGCCGCTGATCGCCTTGAGCGGCGTGCTCGGTGCGCCCCGCTCCGTCATCGTCGTCCGCGTCGTGCGGTTCGAGGTCCAGCGAATTACCCGCGTCGATCTCAAGGGGGTGCTGTGATGCTGGACGTGCTCGGAGGTCCGCCGGTCGCACAGAACTTTTCGATGACCGCTGGCGACACGCAGATGATTCAGGTGACGATCACCACCACCGACGGCAGCGTGGTCGATCTGACCGGCATGACCGTGACGTGGGGACTGGCGCGCAGCCCGCGCATGACCGCCCTGGTCACTAAGGGGCTGGGCACCGGCATTACCGTGCCCAACGCGCCGAACGGGATCGCCGAGATCATGCTTGATCCCGCCGATACCATCGACCTGGTGGGACGCTACTACCACGAACTCGAGATCATCGACCGCTTCGGCGAAGTCTCCACGGTGATGACCGGGCATATCTCGATCAAGCCGACCCTGGTGGCCGCCGGCACTGATCCCGGGCCCACTCCGCCGCTGACTGCTGGTGTCATCGTCTCGGACACGCCGCCTGTTCCGGCGCAGGGGAAGCTCTGGTTCGATAGCGCGGGGGTGCAGCTTTACATCGGCTTCAACGATGGTGACTCCTTGCAATGGGTCGCGCCGACTATGCAGACCGCAGTGACCGCCGCTTCGGGTGGCGCGGTCACGGTGTCCGATGCGCCGCCAGTCCCGGTCGCCGGCAAGCTCTGGTTCGATAGCGTCGGGACGCAGCTTTACATCGGATACGACGATGGCACGTCGATCCAATGGATCCCGTCCAACAACCAACCCTCCGAGGCGCCATTGTACGGGATCACCAAGAACGACCGCTCGGGCGCGATCACGCTCGCCAATCAGGCCCAGGTCGTGATGGCGGCGAATCCGAAGCGGCGCGGCTGGTCGCTGCAGAACAAGTCATCGGCGAATATGTGGTTCAACGACCTTGGCGGCAGCGCTGATCCGGCAGCCAACAGCAGCACCTACTTGCCGCCCGGCGCGTACTACGAGAGCGAGACCAACGGCGCCTCGATCACGTCCGTGTCGATCATCGGCGACGTGACGGCGGCGCAGTACGTCGCGAAGGAGTGGTGACGTGCCGATCACCTACGCACAGAGCGGCATCCGCACCTTTGAGTGGGCGACGCCCGGCACCTACACGTTCCTGGTGCCACCCTATGTGACGGGCGCGCTGCTCGATATGTGCGGCGGTGGCGGCGGCGGTGGTGCGGGCTGGGCCAGCGCGACGCAGGCGTCGGGCGGTGGCGGCGGCGGCTCAGGTGCCAACTGGCTCGGCTATCCGCTGGTGCTGATCCCGCAGAGCACGCTGACCATCGTGGTCGGCGCTGGCGGTTCAGGTGGCATTGTGGGCGGCGTCCTCGCGACAGCAGGCGGCGCCACGACCATCGGCGGGATGCGGTTCATCGGCGCGCTGACCACGTTCAACGCGAGCGGTGGCGCGGCCGGCAATGCGCCGGTCAGTGGCACAGTTGGCGGCACGGGCGGCCAGGGTGGCCCGATCGGGCAGGGCGGTGCCGGTGTAACCGCCAGCATGGTCTCGCCCTGGTATCTCGGCGGATCAGGCGGCGGCGCGGGTGGAACCAACGTGGCAGGCGGCGCCAACGGCGCAGGTAGCGGACCGTTCGGTGGTGCGTCAACCGGAACGGGTTTCGGCAGCGGCGGTGGCGGAGGTGGCGGTACATTCGGTGCCGGCGGTCGCGGTGGCGCGGGTGGCAGCGCGCCAGGACTTGGCGCGACAGCGATCGCCGGCTCCGGCGGTGGCGGCGGTGGCGGCGGCTGGAACAACAACGGCGGCACCGGCCTCAACGGCTATCTGCGACTGCGCTTCTAAATGCTGGTGCAGCCGGACAAGCGGACGCTCGGTGATTACCGCGCGCCGATCCTGCTCGACGGTCACATCAGCTATGGTCAGTCGTGGCGGTCCAACGGGTTTCCCTCGTTCGGCGCGTTTGGGCTTAACGAGCAGGCGCCGATCGCCTTCATGGTGTCCAGCATGGGCGCGTTCCTTGGCCCCGGCCCAATGTCAGGCGGCGCTGGCATCAACCTGACCAGCCTGCCGGTCGGCACCACGCACTATGCGCCGAGCGATACCTTCATGATCGGACGCTCGGCCATCGTCACGCAGCAACTTCTGCGCGTGCGGGCTGGCGTGAAGGTCTTGCCGCCGATCCTGGAGTTCTGCGTAGCGTTCCCGGGGAGCACGTGGAACAGCGGACTTGGTGGCGGACTGGCACCGGGCGCGGCCATCACCGGCTCGATCAGCGGTACGACGCTCACCGTGTCCAGCGTGTCGAAAGGCTATGTGGCCGGCGGACAACTGATTGTCGCGCCGGGTGTGCATCCGATGACGCGCATCTACGCCAACACGGACACCGCGCAGGCAGAGGGGTTCGCGCATCTGCGCGACGACAATCCTGACGACCTCGATATCCAGCAGTTGATTCCCGGCGGCGTCGGCACGTATTCGCTCAATACCACCTTCACCACGCTGGAAGCGCCGTTCACCGGCAGCAATCCCCCTGCGACGTTCACCGCGACATCGAGCTACGGGGTGATGACCGTCACCTCGATCACGTCAGGCACGCTGGCGGTCGGGCAGAGCATATCCGGCGGCGCTTTACCGCCGGGCATGATCTTCTCGCAGCAGTTGACCGGGCCGCCGGGTGGACTTGGCACCTATGTCACCGCGCTGCCGCAGACCGTGGCCGACGAGCCGATGCTCGCCAAGGACGTCTCGTGGACCAACATGCTGACGATCCTTGCTGCCGTGCCCAACATATTTCCCACACCGGGCTATTCCCAACTGCTGATTTCCTCCGTCGGATACACGCAGGGCGGCGGCGTCGATAACACCAACGCCGGCAAAGTCCATGACCTCACCGAGATGACGCAGGAGTTCGACGCGCTGGCGCTGAACCCGGCGCCGCTGAAATTCTACTATGGCCTGCCGTCGGCGATTTCTACCGCGTTGGTGTTCAGCGATGCGATCCAAGGCACCTACACGTTTTGCCGGATGCACGCTCCTGGCATGGGCGGCCTCTACTCAGGCCGCGTGTATGCCACCGGGCCGAGCTACGCCTACCAATTTAATGGCTCGGACAACATCCACACGGGTGACTACGGCAGCAGCCGCTGGGGCGAGGTCGAGGGCTACGCGCGCTGGTGCGTGCAAGACCTCGGCATCGACTGGACGCCGCTCTGGCGCCCGCTGAGCGGCGGGGCGATCACGCGCAGCCGGCAAACGTTGACCGTGCCGTGGTCGCGCCCGACCGGGCCGGACTTCGCTGCCGCGGTGATGTCCTGGCAGAACAACCCGATCGACGGGATCAAGGACTGGCCGCAAAAGGGCTTCCACGTGCGGCGGCGGAATGTCGAGCTAACCGTCACCCCTGAGATCAGCGGCATGAATGTGCTGCTGACGATCGCCGAGACAATCGTGGCCGGCGACGTGCTCGAGGTCTCCTACGGGTGGTACGGGCCGGGCGGGACCAACCCAAGTCTGAACAGCGGCGTCGGCGGCAACCTCGTGATGCGGGGTCCGGTGAGCGTGCTCTATCCGAACGGCTGGGGCGGCGAAGGGAAAACCATTGACTGCTGGGCATGGCCCTTCATCGAAACGGTGACGCTCTGATGTCCTTCGATTTCCCCGACACTCCCAACATTGGCGACATTCTCACCGGAGCCAATGGCGCGAACTACCGCTGGGACGGCACGAAATGGGTGACAGCCTCGCCGCCGCCCAGCACCGTCACGTCGTTCAACTCCCGCCAGGGAGACGTGCTGCTGACGCAGGGCGACGTGGCGCTCGGGCTCGGCTACACGCCCTACAACGCGGCGAACCCGTCGCACTACATCCCCGACGCGCCGAGTGACACCAACGCCTATGTGCGGCTGGCCGCCGCATGGGTGAGCGGCGACACGCGCTACCTGCAGCAATCCGCTGCCGATGCCCGCTACGTCCCGCTGGCCGGCGGTGTGCCGATGACCGGCCCGCTGACGCTGTTCGGCAGCCCTTCGGGGGTGAACGACGCGGCGACCAAGGCTTATGCCGACGCGCGGCCTTACGTCGCGACGACAACCGGCGCAGTGTCGGTGACCGGGGTTACGACTGAAACCAATCTTGCCGCGCTGCGGATCCCCGCCAACACGCTCGGGGCCAATGGTGCTGCCGAGTTAAAGACCCTGTGGACCCACACCGGGAACGCCAACAACAAGTCGCTGCTCGTGCGGTTTACTGGGGTCGCTGGCTCGACCAGCGGCGGTGTGACCAGCGGCACAACGGTTGTCGCGAGCAGTTTCCAAAGCACGCATATGATCCTGTATCTACGAAACGCAGGTGCGACCAACTCACAATATTATCCGAACACTACGGGCCTAGCGCCCTTCGGCAGCAGCCTCAACCCACCTATCCAGTCATCCGTGGATACGACGCTCGACACCTACATCAACATCAACGGCACATTGGCGGTCGGCACCGACACGCTGACGCTGGTGCACGCCTATCTCGTGGTGTTCCCCCATGTTTGATTTCCCCAACAACCCGGCCGTTGGCGACACGGTCACATCGGACTCTGGCGCGCCCTACCGTTGGGATGGCGTGAAGTGGGGACCGTCGCCGCCTACCGGCCCCTTCCTGCCAATCAGCGGTGGCGTACTGAACGGCCCGCTGACAGTCGGCACGTATGAGATCATCCAGGGCGGTAGCGGCAGGCCGTCGCAGCTATTCCTCGACAATGACGTAGGCGGTCAGCGATTGATCGCTGGACGCGCTGCGGGCGACACGCGCTGGACGCTGATGCCCGGCAACATGGACCCCGAGACCGGCAACAACGTCGGAGCGAATTTCACCATCGGCCGCTACAGCGACCTGGGCGGCTACCTCGACACGCCAATGACGATCAGCCGGGCGACCGGCGAGGTCACGCTGGTGCGCGATCCAACGAGCGCACTCGGGGCTGTGACCAAGCGGTATGCGGACAATCTGGTCGCCCAGCTTGAGGTGCAACTGCGGGCGCAGATCTTCGCATTGCAGGACGAGATCACGCGTCTGCGGGCTCAGGCCAACGTGGCGCAGAACACCGAGCCGCCGAAGTGATGCGCGTCAGCGGCGGCATGGGAAGGAACGATAGCATGAGCGATCCGATCGAGAACCAACTTACGATCGCCGTGACCGGCATCGTTGGCGGCGCGGCGATGATCGGCACCGGGGTGGTCACGCTGACGCCGGCCATGCCGCCTGATCCGCCCGAGCCGACACCACCGCCGGAAGATGACACCACCCCGCTCAGCGTGCGCGTCGATTATCAAGGCGCCAGCTACGTCTTTGATGAGGAGACGGGCGTGGCCTTGCGCGACTACGAGGAGCCTGGCGGCCATTTCATTCAGAGGTGCGTGCTTTGCACGCTGCCAGAACTGCCGGGGTTCCGCGTTTTCTTTCGCCGCGACCGAGGGGCGCCGCGAGACGAGGTCGTGTTCGAGCTTGGGTCAATCTTCACCGGCGCGCCTGCGCACATGCAAGGCTATGTCGCGACCATCATGCGCGACAGCGAGATGCTGGCGGTGATCGACGTCCCGGCGCATTACTGGAACGATAGCTGGCGCTGGTTCTCGGCGCCGAGGCCGATCATCTATCCGGCCGCCGGCTTCCTTGGCTCCATGTTGCCGGCCTACAGCGAGACGTTGTTCGGCAGCGCCATTCCGCTATCGACCCCGCGCACGTATGCCGGGCCGATGGACCTCGCCGGGATCACCGCGTACATCCCCTCGACCGGAGAGCGCGACGAGATCGGCGCGTGCACCGAAGCGCAGGCGGAGTTTCTGTGCACCGGCTCCGACGTGGCATGGGCCTCGGTGCTGGCGCAGGCAGAGGCCAGCGGGTCGATCCCGCTGCATTTCCGCGACGAGAACACCCACGCGCCGCTCGATTGGACCGCCTATCCCAACGCCACGATGTACGGGACGACCGGTGATCCGCTCGTGAAGAACCCCGCTGACAGCCCGGTCGTGCTCGACAGCGCGCACATGGGAAGTTTCTGCTTCGCGCCGTTCTTGCTGACCGGCGATCCCTACTATTTGGAGTGGCTGCAATTCTGCGCGGTCTACAACGTCATCTGCCTGAGCCCAGGCGCGCGCCAGAACTACAGTCTCGGCAATGCGATAAGGGCCGTCGCATGGGCGTTGCGGTCACTCGTTCAGGCCGCGACCGTGACGCCGGACCATGTACCGGACTGGCTGTTGCCGAAAGCCTTGTTCAAGGCGCGTCTCGATGACCAGAAGAAATGGTTCATGGACCGCTACGTCAACGGCAGCGAACTGCCATGCGCTGATCTTTGGATACTGCAAACGCCCGTCAACTCGCCCGGCTCGGCAACGTCAGTGCCGCCGGCTGGGACCTACATCGCGCCGTGGCAGGAGGATTTCCTCAGTTGCGTCCTCGGCTGGGTTGTGGCGATGGGGCACAGCGACTGGCTACCGATCCTTGAGTGGAAAGCTCAGGACACCAAAGCGAGGACCGGAGGCACATCGGGCTGGGTGCGTGCGGTGCCGACGCTCTACCAGCTTATGACGAGGGAGGGTCCGTCCGGCTTATCGGTGACCACTTGGGCCGACGCATGGGAGATGAACGAACGCTGTCTGGGTGATCCGTGCGCCTACGACGACCCCAACACCTTCTCGGCCACCGCCAACATCACGTACACAAGCTACGCCCTCGGCGCTCTGGCGTTCGAAGCGCTCGCCGGCGTCGATGGCGCGGCGGGGTGCTACGACTGGCTGCTGAGCCAGATGCAGGCCAGCACCACTCGCGACCGCTACTCGCGGCGGAAGTGGTCGATGGCCTACGTGACGAACCACTGACATGGCCGACGATCCGCCGCGCCGGGATTATAGCGGCGCGGCGGGGTTCCTTTCCGCGTTGCTCTCTGGCCTCGATCGCCCCTGGAAGGTCGTCGGGCTGCTCGCCATCATGGTGGTCGGCGGCATCGGTTACACGCTCTACGAAATGCGTGCGCAGATCGCCCAGGCCATCCTGGCGCGGCGGGTGACGCCGCATCTGGACATGCAGGCGTTCACGCAGGCGGCGCCGGTGATCATCCGTGACGCGCACGCCTTCGGTGTGATGCTCCTCGAGGTCCGGCTGAGCGACAACGTGGCGATCGTGCGCGACGGGCTGGATAAGGACGGTCATGTCTGGATCCCGCTCGGGGGCCCGCATCCGGCGATTTCCGAGCAGACTGATCCCGCGTTCTTGGTGAAGTTCCTGCGCAACGAGCCGACGTGTTTCAGCGTCAATCCCGGCTCGCCGAACGCCGAGGGCGCGGCCGCGGCGGCGCGCTATCACATCGACCGGCTGTGCATGATTCAGGTGCCCCCGCTGTTTGGGGTCATGGTCGGGGCGCTGGTCATCGCGTGGCAGGAGCCGCCGGACCTGACCACCGAGGCGCAGGCCAAGCTCGTCATGGAGGACCATGCGATGCGTCTCGCCGTCTGGTGATGGGCCGTGTCAAATCGCGACTGGTCAGTCTGCTGCTCGCGCGGACCGGCGAGGTCGTGGCGTACGACGAACTCCACACCGCGCTCTGGCCGGAGGAACGCCGGAAGCTCCGGGCGCTGGCGTGCCTGCGATCGCACGTCCACCAAATCAGGGAGACGGTCGGGCCGGCGATGATTCTGACCTGCCCAGGCATCGGCTACGTGTGGGCCGGATTGGACGCGGAGAAACCGGAGGATCGACCCTGATCTGCGTCCTGGCGGCTGTCGCGCTCGTTGTGGTGTGGGGCGTGCTGGTCTGGGCCGTCCTCTACGCCGCTGCGCCGCCCCCGCCGTCCGATGACGGTGACTTGTGATGTGAGGGAAGCTGCCGCCGTGGCATAGTGCGGCACGGGACTATTTGCATCTCCGTACGAGACCTTCCTTGGCCCCGGTGCTCACGCGCCGGGGCCTTTTTCATGCCTGCCATTCCGGCCTGTCGTGGCGCTCTACGCCTCGGAGGCCACGTCCATAAGCGGCCGGCACCTGTGGGAAATATTCAGCGAAATCAGTAACGTAATCTGATCTGAACGAATATTGCTCGCATTATCTATCTGATTTCCTTGACGTCTTTCCCGTGAGCGGGAAATGTTCCGGGAAACGCATGAAGGGTGCCCTTCGTGCGCTGCATCGCCGCATCCGCCAGCCGTTTGCGGTTCGCGGCCTCGGTGTAGAATTGCACCATCGCCAGCGTATGGTGTCCGGTGACCGCGGCGATTTCGTGGGTTGTCCACCCCGCCTCGGCGAGCTGCACCGCCGCCAATTTGCGAAGCCCGTGCACATTGAGTTCATTCGACAGGCCGATCTTGACCAGGGCCGCCGGCAGATAGTGAGACAACAGCGTCGGCTTCCATGGCTTGCCTTGCGCGTCGGTCAAGATCGTCGCATTGCCGATCCCAGCCACTGCGTCACGCCGCCAGGCGTCGAGCTCGGCCTTCAGTGCCGCGCAGCACGGCACCACCTGTGGGTCATCCGGGTGGCGATGTCGCCGCGTCTTCTGCGGCATGAAGGTCAGGTGGGTTCCATCGTAGGCTGACCACGTCATCGAGCAGAGATCAGTGCGTCGCGCGGCGGTATAGAGCGCCAGCACGACCACCCGCCGCAGATGCTCCGGCAACCGCTCCATTGCGATCTGCGCCTGCTCCATGGTCCATGCCGGCAGGTGACCGCGCTCCAAGTCCTCGGCGCCGTCAGTGACGGGGCTGGACTCGATCCATTCCGCCCTGCGCGCCCAGGTGAACAACGCCGACGCCGCTCTGATGAACCCGTGCGCCGCGCCATGTCCGCGACGAGCCGCGATCGAATCACGAATTGCTATGATGTCGCGGCGCCTGATCGTTGCAACGACAGCATCGCCGGCCTGGAAAAGCTCGCGCAGATAGATCGCATACATCTGCTTGGTCGATGGTGCCAGCTTCAGCCACTTCGGACTGCGTTGGTAGTTTTCGATCAGTGAAGCGAGTGAGTCACCGGCCCGAGGCTGCCCCGTCTTTGCCGTGCGCTTGGCGTAGCGGTATTCCTTGACGGTTCCGTCGGCCAGGACGCGCCTCTTGATCTGCCAGCCGTCCTCGAGAGGCGATGTCGGCGGCAACCCGTTGGAAGATGGCGCTGGTATCTTGCGCACCGCTACCGGCCTCCCCGCTGAACACTCGATCCAGCGCAAGCCGATCGAAGCGCGGCTGATTGGGCCCGAGGTGATAGCTTGGTGATGGTAGCTTGCCCGCCTTGACCAGTGGACGCAGTCGCTCGACGCGCACGCCGATATAGGCGGCGGCACTGTCCGGGTTGAGCCACCGCGGCTCGTTGCCGCTCGCTGGGCGTTGCGGTATCATGATTGCAGCGCGCTCTCGTGCGCGCGGTTCCGGTCGTTACGGGCATCAGATATCTCCAGTACTCTGTTTGCCGCGTGACCCACGGGATAAGCGGGATCGGAGGCAACCGATCCCGCCACCCCCTCTAAGCCAGGGGCGCAGCCCGAATCCTTTAGCATAATTTGCTCCGGGGCGTCAGATGTTTCCGCCATCACAACATGCTCCCCTTCGACAGCTCGCTAATCGTCATTTGTGGACGTTACACGTCGCACGATCGTCGCCCGCCAGCCGAGGCGCTTGAACCCGGCGCGCAGCTTGTCCGCGTGGATGCCCATCAAATGCCGCAGGATCGGCGCGGCGACGATGACGCGCTGGGTGTCGTGGTCGAAGATGAGCCCAGCGACAAATGGGTGCGTGCCGTCGGCCATGACCCTGACCAGGGTGCCGCGAGCGTAGGCTTCACCAGGGGTCACCGGGGTTTCATCCGCTAACTGGTCTTGTCGATGGTAGCCTCTGGCCTCTGATCCAGCGGCTTGGTGCGCAGCATAACCCTGCCGCGGTTGGCGCCACACGCTGGGCAATGCAGCGTCTTGATGTGCGCGACCCAGGTGGCGACCGGCACCATGCAGGGCTGCCAGTCGTCCCACCAATGGCCGCACGCCTTGCACGAACACCATAGCGGCTCCCATGTCGGCTTGGGCCAGTCAGCCATCGGACTTACCTCTCACAACGTCGATTATCGGAGGTAGCCATCACGCGATGATCCGCAGCGAGCGCCGCCGGGCGCGGTCCATGATCCGTTGCTGGGATTGGGTCAGGCACATGGGTTCGGGCTTGGCATCGCACTCAGGACAGATCGGCGTGGCGTCTTCGCGGAGGCAGCCGATCAATCCGCCACACACCCGGCACGGACGGAAATAGATCGTCAGGGGAGACTGATCGCGCGTCTCGGTCATTGGCCACTCCTGCAATCGAGGGGTTCACTGCCTGGAAGCCGGCGGCTCGGGCAGTGGCATCCAGTGCGTGAACGGCTCGCCGTAACGCCACGTCTCGCCATCCCAAGCGATGATCCACATCCCGTCTTTCCATTTGACTATCTGCGGCTGCGTGTCCGCCGCATCTTCAGCGGCATAAGCCAGGACGCGGGTGCCGTCGCGCGGCGCAGTAGTCATCGGTTGCCATTCATCCAACATGGGATCACCTGCAAACGAGCGTTTTTTGTGATCCTCTATCAATCTGCAAAAGAGCGTCATGCCTTCGAGCGAGCCACCCTTCTCCGCCGCCGCCTTCTCGATTGCCGGCCAGTCGAACGTCACCGTATCCGTGGCAGCGTCCCAGCGCGCCATCGGCATGCTGAACCCTGAGAAGGTCAGGACGCCATGCACCATATCCACGAGGGTTTGTGATCATGTTCGCGACTGCCCTGGTGCTGTCTTCCGAGCGTTGCGTTGCGGAGCGGGGCGAGGCGCAGCGTAGCGATGCGGAGCGGGGCGAGGCGCAGCGTAGCGGAGCGCGGCGCGGAGTTGCGCTGCGGAGCGCTGCGGAGCGGTGCGGTGCGTGGCGCTGCGACGCGATGCGGAGCGCCGAGCTGCGGGGGAAGCGGGGCGGTGATCTCATTTTGCTGCCCGCCGGGGGCTGAGGCTTATCATCCACTCCACGGCGTTGAACGCTGGCAGGTCGTTCGACGTGCCGCGCGCGACCTTCTCGATCTGCCGGTGCGTCGCCCTCGCCAGAGCGTCGCGGGCGATCTCACGAACGATCGAGTCAGTCGCAAACCGCGCCTGCTGCTTGAGGTCAAGCCCTTCCAGTTCGACGACATCGGCCTGCCGTGCGCCAGCCGACAGCTTGTTACGCGCGCCATTGAGATACCAGTCGCGTTGCCGGGCGGCGATCTCCGCGTCATTCAGCCGGTAAAGGGCAACGGCGGGAGCGACGCAAATCCACACCTGGGCATGGTCACGTTCCAAAATCTTGCGGGCCGATGTGAGATTAGTCGTGCGAGGTGTGACTGTGATCCCGGCGATCTGCGTCAGCTCTTTGTAGTCGATCAGGGCTTCCTTCTCGTGTTGGGCGAGATACCTGACAAGGCTGTCGGTGGTCTGTGATCGTTCAAAGGCTTTCATGTGATCCCTTCTGTCGTTGCGTTGCGGGGCGGTGCGATGCGGGGCGACGAGTAGCGCTGCGGAGCGGGGCGTCGCGCGGCGCTGCGATCCGGAGCGCTGCGGCGCAGGGCGTGGCGGTGAGGCGAGTTGCGGAGCGCAGAGATGCGCTGCGGCTAGGCGCGGAGCGATGCGTTGCGCGGCGCGGAGTAGCGACGCGGAGCGTGGCGGAGACTTGCGCTGCGGAGCGTTGCGAGGCGGTGCGTGGCGCCGCGGTGCGCCGAGGCGACCTCATAGGCTCATGTTCTGCCATTCGACTCGGGTAACGCGGAACCTGCCATTGGCCCCGCCGTTGGCCGGGCGATAGCGGCCGATGCCAACGATCATCCCTGCGCTTTTCAGGTGGTGCTCAAAGACCTCCTGCGTGATGATGTCGTCAACGATGGTGAACTCGGCGACGCCGTGCCATTTGTCGAACACCGGGAAGCGACGCTTGACCCGCTTCCCCGATCCGCGGACTCCGTCGGCATTGGCGTTGATCTTGACCATGACGGCATCGTCAGGGGTAATCGCCTTGCCGTTGCTGATCGGCATGTCGGCGCCGCAGATGACCCCGCTGGTGAAGAAGCTCTTGTAGGTGGCGCCACGCCGCCCGGGGATTTTCTCCCCGAGCTTCTGCGCAGCCAGATCGACGCATTGTTTCAGCGCCATCGCCGGCACGCAGATTTGCCCCTTGTCGTTGACGGTGCATTTTTTGCGCCAGGTGCGCTCGTCATAGTCGTCGTGTGACTCGCGTTCCAGCTTCGGCTCGTCGTGCTGGGCTGATTGGCTGTAGGGCGAGCCAGGGATGTTCTCGAGGTAGGCTTTGCAGATTCGCATTGTTCTCTCCATTGGACGTTGCGTTGCGTTGCGATGCGGCGAGCGGCGGGGCGCTGCGGCACGGTGCGCTGCGGCGCGGGGCGGAGCGATGCGGTGCGGTGCGGCGAGCGGCGGGGCGCTGCGGCACGGTGCGCTGCGGCGCGGGGCGGAGCGATGCGGTGCGGTGCGGGGTGTAGCGCGGCGCTGCGGAGCGGGGCGGCGCGGAACGTAGCGACGCGGCGTCTCGGAGTTCATTGGTCCGCTCGCGCTATTTTCCGCGCGCCTCGCGGCGTCGAGCATGCCGCCGCTGCGCTCGGCTGCGCTGGCGTGACAAGCCACCCACGCGCGACTGCGCAGGCGGTGCACCAGGCCTGGATCCGCTCACCGCGATCGATCAGGACGTCGCCCGGCGCATAGACCGGCGCCCTGCCTGGCGCCACCGCGATCGCCTTGCGTCCGCACCGGCAGCGCGGGAGCGTCATCACATATCCAACTCGATGAATACGAGAATGAGCGACCAAAGCAGGATCGCGAGCAGCGCGGCGTGGACGAACGCGCGCACGTTCAACCGCCCGGCTCCTGCATCGGGTAGAGAAAGTCCGCCACCAGTTGCGCTGCCTTGACGGTGCCGAACGGCTTACCGCAGCACGGACAATGCGCGACCGGCAGGCCTTCGTCGCCGGGCATGATCAGCCAACCGTCAATACCCCAGACGAGCGCGCACCCGTCACGACGCCTGCCGTCCACCCATCTGTCGACCTGGTCCATCGCGTTCCCCCTGCAAATGCTTGAGAATTGCCTCCATCACGTCCCATTGGCGGTCCAGCTGGTTGCGCTTGTTACGACCGGCGGCGGCCTTCCATTGCGGATACAAGCGCTCGCGCATGCCGAGCTCGCGCTCTACTTCGTCGATCATGTCCTGCAACGTGATCGGCAGTAGGTCCGGCATGGGCAATTACGCCGCCGCGCCCTTGAGGTGCGGCATCATCGGCGCGTCTTCGATGTCCAATTGCTGCTCGCCGTGCTGGCCGTTGCCGACCTCGGGCAGCGCGTCGGCACGCGCACACCAATAGGCCAGCACACGACGACGCCCTCCAGGTGGCAACTCCGCAAGATCGCGCAGACCACGCTGCATGATGTGCATCTCGTGGTCTGGCTTGTGCCTGCTGCTCATGTCGGCTTGTCTCCTTTCAGGACGGTGCGGCGCAGCGCGATCGCTTCGTTGATGCGATCGAGATCGGGCGGGATGAGATCGCGCGTTTTTGCTGCCCATGCCTTGCTACGCGCCAGGGTATCGAGCGCGTCGGCGTCCATTTCCTCGATCTCGGCGAGCAGTTCGCCGGTCTGGTCGAGGTCCCAGCCGGGCGCCTCGCGGTTCGGCCGATGATCATCGTCCGCCGGTGCCCCCGGCGCCGCGAGCAAGTCGTGCGCCTGCTTCAGCAGCTCGTTGATCCGATCCTTGATTAGCGTCGGCGCGGTTTGCAGAGACGCGATGACGCGCTGATGACCGGCGATCTCGACGACTTGCGACAGGCTCGTAGCGCCCGCCAGGAGAGCCGTGAGGTTCTTCAACCAGATGGTGCCGTTCGGCTCCATCAACCCGGCCAGCGGGTCCTCAGCCCCGTCGTCCGGCTGGCCTGCGGGCGACTGGTAGCGAGCGGCCTGGCGGTCGCGTTCTGCTTGCCGGTCCCGCTCGGCCTGCTGCTCGCGCTCCATCTCGGCGCGGAAGTCCCGCTCGCCCTGGTCCTCCTCGGCCTTGTCCTGCGCGACCCGCTGCGACGGTGGTTCGACGACCGGCGACGCCTCGGCCACCCCGTCGATGACGAAGCCGCCGGCGTCGGTGACACCGCCATCCATTTCCTCTGCCGAGGGGCCAAAGCCTTCTTCCGGGAAGGCTGCTCGCAACACCGCGGCCTTCGTGCATTTGTGCAGCATCTGGCGCGGCGCCACCTGCCAGCGCGCGTTCGGCACCTCGCTGTTGTACGCGGTGCGCTGGTAGCTTTCGTCCCAGAACAGCTGCTCGGTGAACGCCACGCGCTGCTCACCCAACATGCGATACACCGTCACGCTGCACCATTCGGGATAGCGCATCGTCACGTCGACTGTGCGCGTGCTACCGTCGTCATTCTCGAACACGCCGTGGAATTTCCGCTCAACCGGCTCGCCCCATTTCGGCGGATCCATGCCCGCCCACTTGCCGGTGCGCGACGCGGTGATCTCAATCTCGTTGATGCCCTGAAGCACAACCTGCACCTTGCGGCGCAGGCGGCGGTTGTACATCGGCACGATGTGCACCGGCCGTTTCATCGGATCCAGCTTGCGCGCGGCGCAATACTCGACCACCGCCATCACCACCTCCGGCGTCTCGGCCGCGGGGTAGAGGTCGCACAGCACCCGCCACACCGAGTCAGTGCCGCCAAACACCGGCGGCTTCTGAAAGCGCGTGATCGCAACTTGCTGTCGGGCTGCCTGCGCCATCACTCCTCCGTTGCGTCGGTTGACTGGTCGGCGATTGCGAGCGCTGGCGAATCATCGGCGATGGCGCGAGGTCGGCGCAGCGTGATCCCCGGCGCGCCATTGGTCAGCTGCGCGCCCTCGATCACCACGCCCTGCTTCAGATCGGCCAGGATCTTCGCCCGATCAGCCTTGCGCTCGATCCGGCAGTAATCGTCGGGCAACGCCTGCTCATCGAGGATCAGCACCGACAGAGTGCCAGCCCGCACGCTGACAGTGCCGTAGGGTGCGGCGTGCTTCTTCCACTCCAGCGCGACCATCACCTCCAGCAGTTCATCGCGCAGCCATGCCGCTCGATTGGCATAGCGGCGCTGGCGGCCCTGCAGGGCGGCAACCAGCAGCTTCGATTCATCCTCGCGGGATTCGGCGAACACCACCGCGCGCACCAGGCGCCGAACCAACTCCTCAGGCGTCAAGGTGTTGGGGTCAGCGTCGAGTGCAGCCTCTATCGGTTGTTCGTCCTGCGCCAACTCGCCATCGGCGTCGATCGCCGCGCGGGTGCGCTGCCAGGCCGCAATGCAACGCTCGATCGTGGCAGGACCGGGACCGCGAATGTCTGACATGTGGCGCGGTCTCCATCGGCTGGAGCGCGGTGATGGACATAAATGACAATTGGTTTGTCGCTAGTCAACGGCCAATTTGCCATGTCGACAAGTTTCTTGTCGTCAAATGGCGCCCAGACTAAACTCTTCGCCAGCCTCCGGCGGTCGCGGCGCCCGCGGGCGGCATCAGTGGCGGATGCCACGCATAATGAACTCGCAATGATCACGGCTATCAAAAATAAGCTTGAACCCGTCCGGCCTGCCGGGAGACCTTATACGATACTGCAACACTCCGCCGCCATTGCCAGCCTCTAGTGTTACCTTGCCGGAATACCAGTTGCCGGCGTCGTCGTGGAATTCACCCCATTCATTGAGGAAGCGCTCGTAATCCCACGGGGACTGGATGCCGGCTGCGCCGAACAGCCGTGTTTCGATTGCTGCGCCAGATCCATGAATCGGAGTGCACAGCTCTCCGCTGGTTTGGCCGACATACCATTGATGATCGTCAGCCAAGGCAGGCGAAGTGGCCACTATGAGTGCCATGGCCAGCGCCCTCATTGCCGGCCACCACCGCGTGCCGGCATGCGCACGACCTCGCCGCAGCGCCCCGGGGATCGATCGTCTACACGGTCGATCCTAACTTGATTTTCGTGGACGCGACCTCCCTGAATAGGGCGCGGTGGGGTAGATCCTTTGGGTTGGAGTGAGCGGGTGGGCGGCTGTTCTTTCGGTGGCCTCCCGCGTTTGGCGTCACGCTGAAGCGAGGCGAGCGCCTCCTTCAGCCGTAAGCGTTTCTCTCCACTTAAGCCAACTTCGTCACCATCATACAGCCAATCAAGACCGACACTAAGCAGATCCTTTATCTTCCGAGCGTTATCCAGCGATGGGCGCGAAGACCCATTCAACCAATTCCTAACTGCGCTCTCCTGACCCGTCATTTTCAATCTGCGAGCTAACTCCTTGTCGCTCGGCTCGAGGCCGCACTCGCGCATCGCTGCAGCTATCCTGCGGCCCATCTCGACATTTTTGGGATCCTTCGACATGGCAGCCATGATGGACAAATTATTTGTCCCAAGCTTGCCAACAGTTTTGTCAGACGTAGCTGTCGAGTGGTCCTTGCCGGCTGACAAACCATTTGTCATTATCGCTGGATGACGGCCAGGGAAATCATCGCTGCCCTTGGCGGATCCCGAGTGGTTGCTGGCATTGTGGCGATCGACCGCAACGCCGTCAGCCAATGGTACAGAATCGGCATTCCGCCTCGGTATTGGCCCGCCCTGACGCGTTCCGCCTCAGTGTCCGAAGCTACCAGACACATCACCCTGGACGTGTTCGAAGCACATACTGCAGAGAGGGGACGCCAGCGACCGGTGGATGTCGATGTGTCTGGCATTTCATGCTCAGAGGACGCATGACCGCACCCGCTCTTAGCTTGCGGGCATTTCGGTCGGGCTCGGGAGCGGGTGCGGTTCCCGCCGCGCCCTGCTGCCCTCATCGTTCTCGCGCTCTGCCGCCAAGCTTGCGCGCGGGTTCGTTCACGCTCTCTGTTCCGTTTCGGTGAAAGCAACCTGACGGATGGAGAAAATGGCTACCAGTCATGATTTTTCTTTGAAGAACCGCGACACGTGGCTTGAACAGTGCGTCGAGATCGTTCGCGACGCGGTTCTGGCGCGTCGCGCCGCAACCTGTCGCTCAATGTCTGATGCCATCCGGCAAGCCGCGCGCGATCTCAGTATTTCCCCGTCGCGAGCCAAGGCGTTTTTCTACCGAGAGGTGCTGTTCGTCACGCCGGACCAATGGACGGCCCTGAAGGCGGCTGCCATCGGCGAGTGCGATGCACGAGTGCAGCAGATGAGCGAACGGACTGCCGCGGCACGTGCCAGCCGACGCCAACACGAAATCGAACTCAGAGAAGGCAGGCCATGTGGTTTCTCGGGCAATGGTCGCGGTTCTGCCGCTGGAGGTGGGATCGATGCCTGAAAGCGGCCGGTCGGTGGGAGCGGTGGGCTAAGGCAGCGCATAGAGCGCTGATGCGGCGGCTCGAGCAGTTGTAGCCGCGAGAGGTTTGACCTGACCAAAATCCAACCGGGGGACAGAAATGGCACGAGGAACAGACACATCACCGGCCGAGGCCCCGTCACACAACGTACCGCCCGACGTCTTCCTGAGGCACTACCGTGAGATCCGTGACTTGAAGCGTGCCCATGCCGACACCGGTATGGCGGTCGCCAGGGCCAAAAAGTCGGCCAAGAGCGCCGGGATCGACCTCGATGCCCTGAAGCTGCTGGAAAAATTCGCGGTCGGTCATGAGCGCGACATCAACCCAAATACTGCGGGGTCCGCCGAGCATGTCGCCTGGGATAAGTCCTGGGCCAATGGGCACAAGGCGTGGCTGAAAGGTCAGACGGAGATCGCTGGCCAGATGAAGCCGAACGGGGCTGCTCGCACGCGCAAGCGGCCTGGCTCGGAGGCAGGTCAACCGGCTCATTGATCAGCCCGTGCCGCGGGCCCCATTCAGGCTGAGTTCGCCCACAATTCCGGAAGATGATCTGCACGCTGCCGTCGCTGACGCGCTCGATCGGCTGCTGAAGCCACCGGCGGAGTGGACCACCTTCCCGGCCGGGCACATGCCGTTGCCGGTGCGGTTCGCCGCCAAGCTCGCGCGCCTCGGCCTGAAGCGGAACTGGCCCGACATCCTGATCCTGCACGGCACACTTTACGGTATCGAACTGAAGCGGCCTGGCGGACAGCTGAGCCACGCCCGCTTCGTGCGCAACCGCCGCGGCACGCTCCGCTACGTCGAGGGTCAGCGCGAGGTCTTCCCGCGCCTCGAGGCGGCGGGCATGCGGATCGCGACTTGCGAGAGGGTGACGGAGGTGTTCGCCGCCCTTGACCGATGGGGCGTCCCAACAAAGGGGAGAGTCGCAGCATGAGGGGGGTGGCGTGATGGTGGATTACTCTATTGCCGCGATCCCGACGGAATACCGGGGCCGGACGTACCGTAGCCGTCTAGAGGCGCGATGGGCTGCGTTCTTCGATCGCCTTGGCCTCACGCACGAATATGAGCCGTTCGACTTGGGTGCTTGGTCGCCGGATTTTCTGTTGACCGATCTTAATTGTTTGGTCGAGGTCAAGCCGCTGACCGAGTTCGACGCCGATGTATGGGCGAAGATGGTCGGTGCTTGCAAAGAGCGCGGATTGTTAAGCAGCGCGAAGCCGATGAGTTTATTGCTTACCAGGGTGGCGCCAGAAATCCACAAGGGCGACGTTGTCCAGCTCGGTTGGGTCGCCATGCCCTGGCATGAAGGGGGCCTCGTCCCAAAGCGCGCGCTGCTGGGTTGGGTGGCAGATGATGACCGACCGAGGTTTTGGCCGGAGATCGTGGCGATAGTCACACACCCGATCGGCTGGATAACTTCAACAGACGTGGGTCGCGTTTGTAGCAAGGATATTAAGCTTGATGACCTAGAGCATTTCGCGTGGCCTGAATCGTATGGCGACTACACGCTGGAATTGTGGGCGCGCGCGACCTCTGACGTGCAATGGCGACCAGACCAGGAAGCCTGACCAATGTCTAAGCTGCGCTGGTCCAAGCTATGGTGGGGTGACTGGGAGAACGACCCGGCGCTGCGCCTCTGCAGCTTAGCCGCGCAGGGGCTTTGGATGAGGATGCTGTGCATCGCGGCAAGCGCCGATCCCTACGGACACGTCCTCGTCGCCGGCAAGCCTCCAACAATCCCTCAACTCGCCCGGATCGTCGGCGCGCAAGGCAGCCAAGTCCGGCTTCTCGTTGCGGAGTTGGAGCGCAACGGGGTCCTATCCCGGTCCGACCGCGGTGCCATCGTGAGTAGGCGCATGGTCCGAGACTGGTCCGAGCACGCCATCAAAAGTCAGGCCGGGTCGCGCGGTGGAAATCCTACCCTAACTCGCGCGCCGAGGCCGGAAAATTCAAACGGCGAGGATAAGCAGGTGGATAAGCTGGTGCTTAACGTAGAGGCAGAAGCAGAAGAAGCAACTTCACAAAAAAAATCAGAGCCACCCCCCGTAGCCCCCCGCCAGCGGGGGGCGGACGGACGCGGCGCTGAAAATGGTGGGGGGAAGAAAAAACCCAGCATCAACGAAGCCTGTGACCTGCTCAGAGAGGAGCTAGATGCCCAAGCAGCAAACTCACGTCCCGGTGGTGCGCCAGTGGTGCCTTTCATTGGCCGTGTTATCCGCGGTTAGGATCAGCCGCCAGGAAGCCGAAATGAAGCTCGCGGCCTACGTGCCGATGCTGATGGACCGCTTCCCGGACGGCGCGTTCACGACGGCTTCGCTGGAATACGTCGCCGCCCGCGCTGTCAAGGGGTTTCCGACATACGGCGAGCTTGCCGCGTGGCTCGCCGAATGGTGGCGCGAGCATCGTCCGCCATTGGCGGCGCTACCGCCGCCCGAGATCCCGCCGCCGAGGTCGCCGCCGACGCCGGAGGAAAGCGCCTACGTGCACCGGTGCGTCGAGACGATCGTCGCGAACATGCGAAGCCCGTACGCCGAGCGCGAGCCGGCGCCGCCGCGTCCGCGTTATCTCTCGCCGGCGCAACTCGACGCAGTCAACCCATTGCCGGGCGGGCTGCGGCGCGCGGGGCACGTGGTGAAATGAGGCGCCACGAACCACCCTCCGGTCTCGCCACATTCGAGGCCGTGGTGATGGCGTCCAATGCGCCCGCGGTGCTGATCCTCGATCGCGACCTGATGCGCGAGCTGCTGCGCTACCTGCGTGCGCTCGAGGCCGAAGCTGCGGGGTCGTTCTGGTGACGAGGAGCTCGACCGCATTCCCTCGCGCCGCGTGGCATGATTGAACGCCTGGCTATCCGTGCGCGGATAGAAGCATGCGAACCATTACGTTCCACAGCTTATTCGCAAAGAAGCCACCAACAGCGGTGGCGATTATCACAACCACCGTTGCAGCGTAGATGATCTTCTCAATCCTCTCGAGCTTGCCGCTCTGCTTGTCCGAGGCGGTCTTCAGATTGGCAACTGAGGCGTTCAGCTCGCCCAGCGTTCTTTGCATCTGCATGAACGCTTCCAGCATCCATGCCTCGTGGGCTGGCCTTCCGTAGAGCGGCGTCTCAACGTCGGGAAGTTGCCGAGGCTGGGGAGGAGCATCTTCGGCTTCACGGGGCGACATCTCGCTAGGCACCCGCCCCGTTCTCCTGCTTTTCTTTGAGCCACTCCCAAACGGCCGTGGGCGCCCTGCCGAAATAGCTCGCGATGGTGAACACCATGACCGACAGCCCGGGGCCGGTGGTTCCTGTGATCCCGAGGCGGTGCGATACGTCCTGTGACGTGCTCGGCGCAGAGAGCAGCCAGGCGCCCGCCTCTAACGCGAGGAACTGCCCGGGGAACGCTTCGGTGAGCTTCGGTTGCACGGCTGCACGTGCGGCAGGAGTCTTTGGCAGAATCAGAAAAATGGCCATGCAGGGGTAACTATCAGGAGTCCCCTAATTTGCGTCAATCGGGCCAACATGTAGTGTAAACAGGAGCCGGATTGAACAACATGCATGTTCCGATGCCGCACTTTACATGGCCTGCCCAATGAGCCGGCGTCTGCGTCCTGCTCAGCGCGTGGATCCCGTGGGCCCGCCGGCTGTGCGCCAGAGGGTTCACGATGGCGGCCCCACTGCGGTCATGCGCGGGGCCTGGCGGGATCCTGACGACGTCCGGCCGAACGCCCAGCACCGGCCGCGCGAGATCAGCGGCTATCGGACCTACTGCCCGCTGCGCCGCATGGCACGCGCCCATGGCAGCCAGGTCACTGAGCGCCACATCGCGGCCGCAGACCTGCTCAGGGCCGCCGTTGACCTGGCGGTGATCGGCGCGAGTGGCGTGTTGGATCTCGCCGGGCTCGGTGCCGTGTTCGGGCCGGTCAACGGACCCACCAGGGCGGCTCTGCGACAGGCGGCGGCGATGGCGGAGGCGCAGCGGGCGCTCACCCGGCTGGCGCCGTCGCAGCGCGAGCTGCTGACAGCCGTGGTGTTGTTCAACTGCTCGCTCCAAACGTGGTGCGCCCGGCCGCCTGGCCACAACGCTCAGGTCGAGATGGGCCGGCTACTCGGCGTGCTCGACGTCCTGGCGGATCACTATGCCGGCGAGATTGATCGCCAGCTCGCGGCCGGCCACGGCCTCGCCTCGTGACAGGGAGCGTGGTCGGGAAGGCTTTGGGTGGGGAAACGGCCTCCGTGCCGTGTAGCGGCTTCCGGGGGCCGGGAAAGGGCATGTGGATAAAACGCCGATCCTCGCGGTCGTCTCAATATGTTGACAAGGGAAAGTGCCGATTGCTATGGAATCACCACTCTGGCGGGAATCGTTCGGCGGAAGCCTGAGCAACCCTGTGCCAAGTGCCTGATGCCATACCGCGCACCCGTCCATCAGCCGGTTCCTCGTCGTGTCCCGACCGCCGCTGAGACCCGTGCACGCAACGCTCGCTACGCGTTCTATCACTCACCTGAGTGGCGCAAGCTGCGCGCCGCGGTGCTCGAGCGCGATGGCCATCGCTGCCGGCTACGCCTGCCAGGCTGCCTGACCGCGGCGAACACCGTCGATCACCGGCTCGACCGCGCTGCGGGCGGGCGCGACGTGCCCTCCAACCTGCTCGCGTGCTGCAAGGCGTGCCACAACCGGCGACACCCCGAGAAAGGGGGTGCCCACGAGGGCTGACGCGCGCGCGCCCGACCCGGAGGGGGTAGGGGGTGTCGGCCATAATCGCGATCGGCGCCAGGCAA